CTGGCAATCCGTGTATGGAACACTCTCGGCGGCCTTGATTGGGCAGGGCTGGAGACGGCGTGCGACGTTTTTGGCGTCTATGATATTGATCTAATGATTCACCGCCTGGTAGCGATTCGCGACTTTCAGGCGGAACAGGAGAGCTGACAATGGCCGATAACACCACAAGCGTCAAGATCACCGCCAACGCCAGCCAGTTTGAATCCGAGATGCGGCGTGTGGCGACGCTCGCCAGCAGTACCGGCGCATCGCTCACGAGCGCATTCAAAGGCGTTGGCCTTGCCCTTGCCGGAATTGGTTCCGGCCTCGCCCTGTCGACGCTCAAAGATAAATTCGACTCGATCATTGCGTCGGCGTCGCAGCTCAAGGAACTGAGCGACAAGACCGGGGCCAGCGTCGAGAATCTATCTGGGCTTGGCGCTGTCGCCAAGGTAACAGCCACAGACATGGGGCTTGTTACAGCCGCCATGAACAAGTTGTCGAAAGGCTTGCACGCTTCCGACGATGACGCCAAGGGAACTGGAAAGGCGCTGGAATTTCTCGGGCTGACGCTGAATAATTTGCGTGGCAAAGATAGCGCTGAAAACCTCAAGCTTGTTGCTGACAAGATGGACGAACTTGAGGACGGAACGGGAAAAGTTGCAATCGCAATGGCTCTGTTCGGAAAGAGCGGCGCCGAGATGCTGGCCTTCATGAAGGACTTGGCGCAGTCTGGTGACTTGGTTGTCAAGACAACCGAAGCGCAGGCGATCGCTGCAAAGAATTACGAGGAAGACCTGCGGCGCCTGACGGCAACCAAGGAGGCGCTTTACAAGACGGTAGCGCTTGAGCTGGCCCCTGCTTTCGATACATTAGTTCGTGCGCTTATCGGCGCCAAGAACGAAACTAATGGCATGATCCAGGCAGGAAAAGACCTTGCCGCAGATGGTTCTATCCGAGAATGGGGAATACAGGCGACGCAGGTGGCCGGATTCGTTATCGACGCATTTGATGGCGTCGCCCGTGTCATCAAAGGCGTGGGAATAACCTTTGGAGCCGCCGCTGCGCAGATTGGAGCCTTGGCAAACGGCAGTTTAAGCCAATTCAATGGTGTGGCAAAATCATATCGCGAGGACATGGACGCGCTGGCGAACAAGCCGATGTTTTCGCAAAAATTGCAAGTCCAGACAGACGCATTAAGGGCACATTGGGCGCAGGTGGAAGCCGTTAAAAAGGCGTACGCCAGTTTCCCGAAAGACGTCCAAAATAAGGCGCTGAAAGCGCTGGAAGCCAGTTTTTACGGTAGTGAGGGCGGCACAAAAAGCGCTGCAGGATTCACCGCTGCTCCGGATCCGCGTAACGCCAAAGGATCAGGAAGCACCAAGATAGACGACTACACAAGGACTATCCAGATGCTCAACGAGAAAATAACCGTTGAGCAGGCTGCTATCGACTCGGTTGGAAAGTTGACGCAGGCAGAGAAGGAGTACGCGAAATACCAGGCCGACGTGGCGAGCGGCGCGATCAAGATGACTGGCGCGCAAAAGAGCATTGCTGATGCCTATTGGGAAGTCTACCGCGCCCGGGCACAACAGAAAGAATTCGATGCCGGCGTCGAGAAGCAAGTAGAGGCCACGCGCCAGCAAACCGTTGCGCTTAATGATCGCATTCAGGCGTTGAAAACCGAAGCCGACACAACAGGACTGACTGAGGCCGCTATTGCTGCAATGACAGCCTCGCGCCTGGAGGAAGCCATCGCCCTAGCCAGTTCGCGCGGCGCGACTGCCGATCAGATTGCGGTGCTTGAGGAAGAATTAGCCATCCGCAACAAGCTCTCATCAGCCATCGAGTCCCGTGACCTAGCCCGCGATCTGTCAATGACGAAAAGCGCCCAGGCCGCCCGCGACGAGGCCAAGCGGGCAGCGTATGACAGGGCGCTGGCGAACAAGGAAATCAGCGAGCAGCAGCATCAGGAATTGCTCGACACGATGAGCAAGGACGGAGACGCCATGGGCGAATTCGCCAAGAAGGCCGCCCAGAATATGCAGGATGCGATGGCCAACTTTTTCATCGACCCGACGCAGAAGGGCATGAAGTCGATTGCTCAGTCATTCGGCGAGATGGTGCAGAAGATGATCGCCCAGGCGGCGGCGGCGCAGCTTGGAAAGCTGCTGTTTGGCGACATGGACAAAACCGGAAATCTTGGCGGCTGGCTTGGAAAGATTTTCGGGGCATCGTCAACGTCCTCGGCGTCTTCCGCACTCGACTTCTCTTCCATTTTCGATACCGGGCTGTTCGCCAATGGCGGCATCATGACCAGCGCCGGGCGCTTGCCGCTTAACACTTACGCAGGCGGCGGCGTTGCCAACCGTCCGCAGCTCGCCCTGTTCGGCGAAGGCCGCACGCCAGAAGCGTATGTCCCGCTCCCAGATGGCCGCCGCATTCCGGTAGCAATGCAGGGCGGGAACAGCGGCATGAACATCACCCAGAATATCACCGTTGGCGCGAACGCAGACAAGGCAGAAGTCAGGCGGGCTGCCGCAACCGGCGCGCGCTCGGTGCTTGGTCTGGTGTCCGGCTCTCAGAGGTATTCGTAATGTCAGCCGATTTTCTCGAAGAGCGCATCAATGATCTGATTCGTTACGGATCAAGCCTTGTTGATGAGTTCGCCGTCGATATCGTGGCGTCGTCGGGCGGGCTGGAATACCGTGCGCTTCGCCACCCGTACCCGGTGCGAAAATTCGACATCAGCTATATGTTGGACAGCGCGACAACATATTCGGCTCTTCTCGGAATCTACTACCGCGCCCACGGAAAATTTGCCGGATTCCGCGCCCGCTGTTTCGACGAGTGGAGCAGCAACGGCGCGAAGGGAACGCCCACTGCATTCGATCAGTCGATGATTCTGGTATCGACTGGCGTCTATCAACTGGCGAAAATCTACGGCACCGACAAGACCGCGGGCGCCACCGGTTACGCATTTCGCCAGATCAAAAAGCCAGTCTCAGGCACCGTGCTGGTCGGCATCGGGTCCACGGCGATTCGCTCTGCTGACTGGTCGGTTGACACCACTACAGGCATCGTCACCTTCGCTGCCGACATCGCCGGGACAATCACCAGCATTGGCCAGAGCGCATCCGCTGTCCTGACCATCGGAGCGCACTCATTCGTAACGGGGATGTCTGTGCAGATCAGTGGCGTCAACGGAATGACACAGATCAACAAATTACAGGCGCTCATTACCGGGACGGACGCCACCCATATCACCGTCGCCATCAACTCGTCGGCATTCAGCACCTACACGAGCGGCGGAGTCGTTCACGCGCGCCCGCAGGCAGGCGAATCAGTCACGGCGGGCTACGAATTCGACTACCCGGTACGCTTCAACTCGACGCTGCCGGTTGGGCAGGATTACCCCGGCTTCCGTCCCGTCGACGGCGTCGAACTGATCGAATTGCTTAACCCATGAAATCGACCGTAGCTCCGTACTCTACCCGTGTTTATTGCCTGCGAATCGAGTGCGCCAGCGGGTTGACGATACGACTGACGCGCTACCCGTTTGACCTGAAAATGAGCAATGGCGCCGTCTATCAATCGTCGGCTGGAATGGATGCGTCGTCATACTCTGCCGAAACAGGTTTCGCTGCGTCGGTTGTGGATCTGGAAGGGATAATTGGATTCGCGGGAGTCACCCGCGAGGCAGTCGCTTCAGGTGTTTTCGACGGAGCCAACGCATTTCTGTTTTTAACGGATTTTCTGAATCCGGTTGAAAACGAAGAAGAGGTAGTCAAGTCAATCCTCGGCAAGACGACGATTGAGGACGATAAATACCGAATCGAAGAAATGGCGCTGCTGGACTTGTTAAGCCAGACAGCGGGCGATGTTGTCTCCCCGATTTGCCGCAACGTGTTCGGTGGGCAGGAGTATGGCGGGTGCCATGTCGATCTTTCGGCGATTACCGTCAATGGGACGCTGACCAGCGTCACCTCATCGCTGGTGATTCGTGATTCGTCGCGGGCGGAAGTGGCTGATTACTTCGGCGCTGGAACCATTATTTTCACCTCTGGGGCCAACGTCGGGCTGGCACCAATTCGCGTGGACGCGCATGCCGCAGATGGCACCCTGACGCTATCAGACGCGCCGTTTTATCCGCTGACTGCCGGAATCAATTACACGATGACGCCAGGCTGCCGCCGTCGTCTGGTGGATTGCCAGAAATACGGAAACGTGCGTCGGATGAAGGCTGATCTGTACGTGCCTACCGGCTCAGTCTACATGAAAATCGGTGGCGTTTGATGGATGCCGCCCGAATCATCAGTCTCGCCCGCGAAACGCTTGGAACGCCATTCCGGCATCAGGGACGGCAAGCCGGGCGCGGGCTGGATTGTATTGGAGTCGCAGCTTATATCTGCGATGCCGCAGAAATCCCCTATATAGACAAGTCAGGATATTCCCGCGAACCGTCGCACGGTTTGCTTGAATCCGGCTTGGAGAATCAGCCTGGGTTGGTCAGCGTTGCCCTCGCCGATATGGCTCCGGGAGATTTGCTGCTGATGCGATTTGCCGGCGACCCGCAACACATCGCCATTCATGCCGGAGAAACCATCATTCACGCATTCGAGAAAAGCGGGAAAGTCGTGGAGCACGGGCTGACTGATTACTGGCGGTCGCGCATCGTCCGTGTGTACCGCTTTGTGGGTGTCGTCGAATGAGCACCACCGGTAAGGTAATCGGGACAGTCGTTGGCGCAGTCGTCGGGTTCTGGACCGGCGGCCTGTCTTACGTAGCCCTAGGAGCGGCCATCGGCGGCGCAATCGGTGGTTATATCGACCCGCCGAAAGGCCCGCACACCATCGGCCCTCGCCTAGAAGACCGAAAGGTACAGGGGTACACCTATGGATTCAAGCTCCCGCGATTTTACGGGACGATGGAGACAGCCGGCTGCGTGATTTGGGTCGAAGGTGATCAATACGTCGAACACAAGAACACCAAGAAAACCGGAGGCAAGGGCGGGGGATCGAAATCTACGTCGACCACTTACACCTATTCGGTTACTTTCGCGGTGGCCCTGGCGCAATGCACAGAGCGCGCAATAATCGGCGTCCGAAAAATCCGGATCGGCACCACGATATTTTATGACGCCGGGTCGAACGACCTTGATTCGATCATCGCCAGCAATCTGACGCAGGCGCTATCGTGGAAATTTTACGACGGGCGCGACGATCAGGAACCCGACCCACGCATGCAGGCAGATAGGGGCGTTGGGAACGTTTCAGGTAGGCCAGGGCTGTGCTATCTCGTCATCTATGATCTGGACCTCACCGAGAAATTCTCTAATACCCTGGCGGCCGCACAGGTAAAGGTTGAGCTTGTTGCCGAAATCGGAGCCGCGTCACTGTCCGCTGATGCCCTTATGACAATGGATGCGACAGTAAATTCATATGACAGAAGAGTCGGCGGCATGTTCTCCGATTCGTCATCGTGCAGTTATTCCGTAATTCAGCATGACTCGTTTTATTCAACCGCACAATCTGTCTGGTTCTATAAATATGTATTTGGCGAAGGACAATCACGAACGGCTTCATCTGCCACTGGCATATCTATTACAACGCAGACAGTTGACAACTATATTGTTGATTCTGACCGAGCGTTTTGCATATTTCAGGTAATTCCCCCATATCCAAACAATGACAGATATAACCTGTGGTTTTATGAGCCGTTTGAGGCGGCCGCATCATCTGCCACATATTACGACGCTGACATGTCTGTCTACAAGATCAAGCGGGTTGCAGTCTCTGGCGACGAATGGTTTTTCGCATCTCACGAAGGCATGGAGATAACGAAATTCATTAATGGCGATTGGGAACTCAAATCATCCGCATCATATTCAGTCGGAACCCTTGCGCTTTCTGATTCATTCGTTTTCTGCTCGAAATTTGAGGCTTACGATGCCGCTACGCTGACAATCTACAAGTTTGCGCGCTCGGATTTGTCCTTAGTCGATACATGGACCACAACATACACCGGAAAGATATTTGCCCTGACGGCCGTTGATGACACGCTTGTTTGCTCATGGGTGACGGGCGGCGCGATTCTGGCGTGGCACAACGGCGCTTATGTCGACAACCTGGGGGTTTTGGCGCAGGCAATCGCCAACAATACTACTAACGATTGCGTGGCATGGCTGAAGGCAATAAGCCTTTATCCGCCGTGTTTCGTGTTTGGATCGGACTGTGTTGCGCAGAATTATCAGGTTTATTTGGGACACCCGACATTCATCAGGCAGCCGGCCAAACT